GTGAAATGCGCGTTGAACCTTATGGGGAAGAGCCTGCGGAGCGTGCCGTCGTCTAGCTTCTCCATCTTCGGGAACTTGTTCGCGCTGAAGATCATCGTGCAGTAAGGCGCGAACTCGTAGCCCCTGCTGTTCTTCACGTCGGTGCTGATCCTGCTGCCCGCGACGGCCTTCTTGAAAACCTCGAGGCTGCTGCCGTCGGTGAACTCGCTCGATATGTCGTCGCCGAGGTTGGCGAGCTTGCCTGATAGGTACTGCTGGTTGAAGCGCTCGCCGAGCGCGCGCAGGCTGAGCGAGGAGTAGTTGTCCTCGCCTAGGATTGCGCGGATCATGTCGATGTAGGTCGACTTGCCGTTGCTCGCCGACTGCCCTTGCCTTCCGAGCAGAATCGCCGAGAATGCGTACTTGCCGCTCCTGAACATGCAGAGCCCTATGAACTCGCATAGGTTCGACTCTATGAACGGGTCGCCGCACGCAATCTTGCGCAACGTCGCGTCGAGCACGTCGCTCTGCGCCTTGGGGTTCCAGTCGTGCGGTATCACGTTCGGAATCCTGAACAGCGGCGAAAACGACATGAGTTCCATCGTCTCCACGTCCAGGACGCCGTTCCTGAAGCCGATGTACCTCGGCGGGCTCTGGCTCTCGCGCGGCATGGTCAGGTCGAGGTACTTCACGACCTCCTTGCGGTTTCGGTCGGTGCTGTTCGGCCATTCGCGCAGGATGGCCTTCTCGACCTCGTTCCACCCGATGCGGTACGTCAGGCCGTCGAATACGGCGGGCGATCCGTCGAGGTAACATGCGCTGTACTTGTCGAGCAGCTTCTTCGCGACGGCAACGTGCTTCGCGCTCTTGGGCGACTCGCCGCTCGGCATCAGCTCGCCCTTGTAATACGCCTCGGACTTGCCCTTCGGCAGCTTCAGCGCTGACTTGATTATTTTCTGCACCTCGGCGCTCGGCAGCGGGTTCTTCGCCTGGGAGTTGTACGTCTCGATGCTCGTCGTGATGGCGAGGTCATCCCATGACTGGCTCATCATGCTGCACGCCATCTTGTACAACTGGACGTTGCGCCCGCCCTCGTTGAACTCCGATGCGTCTATCTTCTCGCCCTGGCCGCCGCTCGCCTCGTCCTCGGGGCGCACGTACTCGATGAACTGGTAAACCAGCTCGTTGGCCTCGGCTATCTCGTGCTCGTCGGGCGGGAACTCCCAGGCGTACTCAGTCCCCGTGTCGGGGTGCACGCTCGGCGGCAGAACGGCGTAGGAGCCGTCGCCGCGTATGTCCACGCCCAGCTTTTTGTTCACGCTCGGCGCTATGGGGCGGTCCGCGCGGTAGTAGAAGTGCAGCCCTCCCGTTGGCGTCACGCACGTGACCGTCTCGGGCAGCTCGCCGTGCTCCATCTCCCACTCGCGCATCGTCTCGTAGCCGTCCACGCCGTCCTTGGTGTCCACGTCGATGACGATCTTGCCGTCCGACGCCCCGCCGAGCACCGCCGCGAGGTTGCACTTCGGCGTTGCGGCCCACCACCTGCGTGCAACCTCGGGGTCGCGCGTGGCGTCCTTTAGGCCGTTGGGCGTGTGGGCGGTTATCGTCTCCTTCGACCTGTGGCCGAGGATGACCACCGAGAAGCCCTGGTCGATGTAGCCCAGGGCGGCGTCCAGGAACCTGTTACTCCCCATCCCCGCTCACGGGCACGCGATGCCCCACGGCTCCAAGCTCCTCGCCGCTCGCCGCGTTGACGAGCGATTGCGGCACCCACTTGAGCACGAGCTTGCGCTCGCCGTCGCGCGGTCCCGTCCAGTAGTGGTGCCAGTGAGCGCGACGCACGTGCGGGCGCACCGTCCCGCCTTGGTGGGGCTTGCGTTCGGACATGTAGCGCTCGTACGCGCGAATCTCTGCGCCGAACCTGAACCCCGCCTCGTACCACGTGCACGCACTCCGGTTCTTGCCCCTGTTCACGCGAGCCAGCTTAGGCGGCTTGTAAACGAGGTTGATGCCCGAGTTTGCCGATGCGACGAACGCCGCGCAGTTGACCATGAAATTCTGTATCGACTCCGATTCCGCGAGGTGGAAGACCTCTCCTCTATGCTCGTCCCTGAACCCTTCCGACATGAACACGGAATACGTGAGCGTATCGGGCACCTTCGGGTTCGGTGATATGAAGAACCCTATCATCTCGTCGTCGTAAGGAGCGTCGATGTAGCATCCCGCGAACGGGAACCGCCTGTTCATCTCCTTGACTATTTCCTCGTCGGGCGGGTTGCATTCCTTCATCTGGGCGCATACCGACCTGTCTAGGACGACGACGTTCCTGCCTTCGTGAATCCATCTGGCGACCGCCCATATCGGGGTAATGATCTCGTTCATCTCCTCGTCGGTGCACGATATCGCCCCGGTGGCTTCGTCTCTCACTATCATGGCGTCCTTGATGATCGGATACCTCTTGAACATTTCCCGCATGAAATCGTCGAGGGTTGCGTAGCCTACGCGCTTCTCAACGTAATGCTTCCTCTTCATATCTCACCCCCAACAACTCGCAAATCCTCCGCGCCGAGTCCTCGGGCCTGCAGAACTCGAACCTGACCGACCTCGTCGCCTCCATGGTGCGCATCTGCCTGGCGACCACGTCGCCCTGCAGCGGCTTCCTCGTGCCGTGCCTCACGCACAGCCCGGCGCGGTCGCGCGGGTCGCAGCCGCCCCTGTAGTAATGGTTGCAGTGCAGGCAGTGGCCGCTCGTCCACGACTCCACGTCGCCGACGCACGCGGCCTCGCACGTCTCGACCAGCACGACGAGCAGGCAGCCCGACTCGTTCGCGCGGCGAATCTCGCGCTTGAAGCGCGGATGGTCGCGCCCGAGGTTCTGGGCCGCCTCCTCGATGCTGCGCTTCGTGTCCACGTAGACGTTCGAGCCGTCGGTCCCGTAGTCTCCGAAGTCGAGCTTCCTGACGGCGGTGGACACCCCGTGGGACGCCCACCAGCCCATCTTGTTCTCGTGCTTGCCCGCCTGCTGCCGCGTGTCGCACCAGATAACGGCGCCCATGGCCCTAGAGTGCTATGTCGCCGTACGCCTCGGCGGGCACGACGTCGCCGCCGCCGCTCGGCCTGCCCATGCGGTTGTCGGTAACCTTCGCCTGGTACTCGCCGCTCGCGGCCTGCTGCGGGGTGAGCCACGCGCTTACGTCGTACGTCCACCTGTCATAGCCGTTGTCGTTGAGCGTCACGGTGCCGTCCACGACGGCCCAGAACTTCTTCCCCGTGAACAGCTCCCACTTGTCGGCCTCGAACGCGGCCATGGCGTCGAACCCGGGGTTGCAGGCGTTCAGCGCCTCGATGCGCCCTTTGAAGTAGTCGAGGTTCTTCCAGCTGAGGAAGCAGCTGTGCATGAAGTCCCTGTCCTCCTTCGGCTGGCCGTATGCGTCCACGAAGTAGTCCTCCAGGTACTTGCCCTCGAACGGGCCGCTCGCCACGTCGTACACGACGCGCACGCACTCGGAGGCCAGCCCGTTCGTGACGGTGCCGTCCTTCTTGGCCCACTTGAGCCTTATCGCCTGGATGCGCAGCTCGTAGATGCCCGGCTCCATCTGCTCGATCGAGCCGCCTCCTACCTTCGCCTCAGCCTGGGCGAACTTCGCCCTGTCGATGATCGGCATGATTCTCTCCTTACTTTTCCGTATCCTCAGCCGCCCTCAGCGGCTCGTAGCCGTACGCTTCCCTGATGCGCGCGTCGATGGCGCGCAGGTCGTTGTCCACCAGCTCGTCGTCGAACAGCCCCATCGGGCTCTTGGCGGGATTGCCGCCGTTTGTCCTGAAGACGTAGCGGTCGCCCTCGCGCGTGCTCTGGAACACGCACGTGACGAGCCCGCGGATTACTATCTTCTCGTTAAGCAGTTTGCCGACCGTCTTCAGGTCGACCTTGCCGTTCTGGTCCATTTCTTCGTGAAACGAGAAATAGACGATGCGGTCGGAGTCGCCGTCCTCGATGACGCGCTGGAATAGCTGCCACATGCGCGACGCGATCTCCTTGTAAACGCCGTACTGGTCGCTCATCCTCTCGTCGCCGACCGTCCAGCGCATGAACATCTCGGTGATGAGGTATCCCGCGTCGTCGACCACGACGGCCCTGTGCTCGTGATGCTGCGCGAGCCACGAGCGCACGATGTCCACCTTCAGCGCATTGCCGTGCTCCTTCGCGAGCCGCGGGACGTCCACCGTGTCGGGCTTCGGGTCGAAGAAGGGCATCATCTTGCCCATGACGTTTACCACCTCG